TCGCGTACTGCTATGGGTACTTCTTGCCCAGAAGTACCCCTATTTCAGGCACTAAAGCCCTATGATCGTTGCGTCATCTGCTGCGTACCTGCGTACGCCATGCATGAAGGCGACGCACTGCGGCTGCTTTGCGATATAGACAGCGCAAGCGTGGACGCGGTGATTACTGATCCGCCGTACTGTTCCGGTGCGATGCGGATGTCGGATCGCTTCAAGCCCACGCAAAAAAAATATATCAACAACGGCACGAAACACGTTGCCCCTGATTTTGATTGCGACTTCCGCGACCACCGAGGTTTTTTGGCGTGGTCCAGCCAATGGCTTTCGGAGTGTCGCCGCGTCACGCGCCCTGGTGGTGTGCTTTTAGTGTTTACTGATTGGCGGATGCTGCCGACGCTCACCGATGCCGTACAGAGTGCAGGCTGGGCGTGGCAGGATATTGTGGTATGGGATAAAACGCCTGCCTGTCGTCCCCAGCTAGGCCGCTTCCGCAGCCAAGCCGAGTTTATCGTTTGGGCGTCCTGTGGCTTGATGAATCCCAAAGCGCATCCGGTCACGCCGGTAGGCGTTTTTGCTACCGGCACAGCGCCCCGCGAAAAGCGGCACCAAGTCGGAAAGCCGTTAGCGCTCATGGAGCATCTGCTAAAGATCGTGCCCCCTGCTTCTACGGTCCTTGATCCGTTCGCAGGCAGTGGCACAACCGGCGTTGCCGCCTTGCGTGCGGGACATCGGTTTATTGGGATGAAGATTGCACCGTGCTACTGCGATATAGCGAAGCAGCGTTTAGCAGATAGGGCGTAACGCGCCGCTGAGTGAAGCGCGTTCTCATCCCCGCTGTTGAGCGGGATTTTTTTTGGCTCATACCGCCTTCGGGCGGTTTTTTGCGTGGTGGCGCATACACATGCAGACCATTGGTGAAGAAGGCATTGCGCTCATTAAGTTTTTTGAAGGTTGCAAGCTGCGGCCGTACACCTGTTCTGGTGGTGTGTTGACGATTGGCTATGGTGAGACGGGCAAGCACGTTACGCCTGATATGTGTCTTACCAATGAGCAGGAAGCGGATGCGATGTTACGTGCTCGATTAGCCAAAGAGTTTGAACCGGCTGTAAGGCGTTATGTGCGTGTGCCACTCAAGCAACAGCAGTTCGATGCGCTGGTATCGCTGAGCTTCAACATAGGTACGGGTGCGTTCCACCGCTCGACGCTGTTACGCAAGCTTAATGCCGGTGATGTGGCTGGTGCGGCGGAGCAGTTCCATGTGTGGAAATGGGCGGGGGCAGTATCCAGTCGGGTTTAATCATCAGACGTGCCGCCGAACGTGCATTGTTCGAAGGCGGTGATTGGCGTGTTGAAGAGAAGCAACGGCGTGCCGCTTTGAAGAGCAAGGGTCGCCGTGATTGACGTTTCTACACTGCCTACCTGGTGGAAGGAGGCGTTTTATGTGTGCCTGGCGATGGCCACGGGGACGCTGAGTTATTTAATGCGTGCACTGGACGCTAAGGAGAGGCTGGCCGTCTCCCGCGTGTTGATTGAGGGCGGATGGCTTACACATTGGTAGAAAACCAGCAGTACAACGGTACGACGCAGTACGGCTATTTTTATCTTGTCGTGGATGATGGGAGCGACGCACCGCCTTCCAATTTGCTGTCGACAATCTATAACGCCATCGACGCAGTGCGTCCGCTGACCAGCACCTTCGGCGTGTTCCCTCCGTCCGTGGTGCTAGCAGACGTCAGCATGACGATCACCACAGCCGCAGGCTACGACCACGCGGCGACAGTCTCGTTAGTGGGAACGGCCTTGCAAAACTATATTAATTCGTTGCCACTGGGCACGCCGCTGACGTGGTCGCGGCTAACACAGGTCGCTTACGATGCCTCCCTAAGCGTCACAAACGTTTCGGCAGTACGCCTCAACGGTGACACGGCAGATATTGCGACCACTCACCAGCAGGTCGTGAAGGCCGGAACAGTCTCGGTGGCTTGATATGGCAACAGGTGACCAAACCGACATCTTTAGGCGCATCAAGGCGCTGCTCCCGCAATGGTTCAGCGACAACACGCCGGTGCTTGATGCGCTGTTGCGCGGCTTCGCCTACGCCACGGCGTTCGTGTATGTCCTGATCGCCTATGCGGCACGTCAAACCCGTATCAAGACGGCAACCGACGGTTGGTTAGACATGATTGCGGCTGACTTTTTCGGCGCGTCGCTGCTGCGCAAACCTGGGCAGTCCGATGCATCGTTTAGGGGGCGCATCCTTGCCGACCTGTTCCGCGAACAAGCCACACGAAACGGCCTTGTGAAGGTGTTACCCCCTAACAGGCCGAGCTCCGCGCATCCTTGAGCCGCAGCGGCCTCTGGAAGCTATGGCGGGCCGCTCCTCGGGTACAGTCTGGCGAGCGGCTATGGGTCAATGCTACTGCCGTATCAGGCGTTTGTGACCGCATTCCGGCCAGCAGGCACGGGCATCCCCTACGTAGCAAGCTACGTCACCCCAAACGGCGACTATGGGCAAGCTTCGCAAGCAGAACTAGCCTCAATACGCATAATTCAGGACGCTGTGAGCGATGCGGACATTTACGCGGCCATCGACAGCGTCAAATCCGCCGGAACGATTGTCTGGACGCAGATCAGCAATTAGCAACGTAGCCGTCCATCCCCATTCACTTAACCTGGCTGCCTTCGTGCAGCTTTTTTCTTTACTGGAGACTTCATCTTGGATCGTCAAACCGTCTACGCCGGTGCTATCCCACTGGAAACGGATTTACTGAACACCAACCGTAACACACTCGTTGGCCTTGGAAAGCTCGCCGCCGCCATGCTCGGTACGAGCACGCTGCTCAATGGTCTGGCGTGTGTTCCGACGGCACCGGCGACGTTGCATGTGCAGGTTCTTCCTGGCGAGATTTACAGTCTGCAAAACCTCGATGGCACCGCCTACAGTTCACTGGCCGCCGACACTACACACCAGATCATCAAGCAGGGGATGATCTTAGACGCGGTGACGCTGAACTGCCCAGCACCCGCCACCAGCGGCTATAGCATCAACTACTTGATCGAGGCGGCCTATCAAGATTTGGACGACAACGCCGTCGTGCTGCCGTACTACAACGCCAACAATCCGTCGCAGGCATACTCCGGCCCCAGTAACAGCGGCACGGCGCAAAACACCGTGCGCAAAGGGGCCTGTGCGGTCCAGATAAAGGCGGGTATCACGGCGGCCACGGGCACGCAGCCAACCCCAGCAGTCGAAAGCGGCTACGTCGGTCTGTGGGTGGTGACCGTGGCCTACGGCCAGACGCAGATCACGGCAGCGAACATCACTCAGGTGGCCAATGCGCCTTTCCTGCCCGCGGGTGGCATCGTGCCGAGTGTCCAGAACAGCGCGTTTAACTACGCGCTGGATACCGGCACGGCGAATACGTATTTAGTGTCTTACTCCCCTCCGGTAACGCAGCTGACCGATGGAATGGTGCTGTCGTTTCGCATCAACCGCGACCATGTGCGCATGGTGCTAATAGTGCGCTCGGAGAAATACCGCCCACTGATGGAAGCGCCGTGATCGCCATAACCCCGATCGACTTTTTACCGTGGCGCATTGCAGCCGTGCTAATTGGCATTGCAGCCATGATCGGCATCGGTGCGGCGTGCAGCTACAAGGCAGAGCATGCGCACTACGCGCCGCAGCGAATGAGAAGATACAGGTGCTCACCATGACCAATAACACATTAACTGCCTCGCTCAAGAAGCAGAACCAGGCCATCGCCGATCTGCAAACGGAAGCCAAACGGCGCGAGCAAGCGGCCACGGCAACCATGCAGTAAGCGCGACAAATCACCATGCAAAGTCAAAACCGCGCCGTTAGGGTGCTGCTGCGTAAACCGCCTGCGGGTGTGAATCAGTGCATTGCAACGCAAACCGCATTTGATGAGGAGTGACACAATGAGCGAGGCGCACAATGAACAGCACACGGCTTAGCGTTCTGTCCGGATTGCTGCTCCTTCTCGCCGCTTGTGCGACCACGACGCCCGTATCCGCAACTCCGATAGAAGCCAGTACGCAGGTGATGGTGCCGTGCAAGATACCGATACCCCAACGCACGCCCTTTGCCGTGGATACGCTCCCCATCGGTGCCAGCATTTGGGACCAGATGGCCGCATTGCGCGCCGAGCGATTGCAGCGGATAGGCTACATTGAAGAGTTAAAAACTGCCGTTAAAGGCTGCCAGTAATATCATCACCAGCACTTTAATACATGCTTATTACATTCATTGCGGAGTATTTCGATAAATTAATTCATTATTTTATATATAATAATAAATGCATTTAAATTGTCCCAAATGGGCATCTGCTCAGATGATTAGAAGCCAACGACCTTACTTAGAGTCATCCTTCTTTTCCTTTAGACTCCCATCAGGATTGAAATGAGTATCTATATAACGATACGTTAATAATAAGCATGTGGAGAGCATAACCGCAAGTATCGCTGCACTACCAAGATCCAATGAAGAAATATCCAAACCCGAGATCGAAGTCATTGAACCTAAAGACACGAAAAGAAAAGTAATAGTTGCAGAAATCTTCCCTACAAGTCGTCCACCAGGCCTAGGAAGGTGCGATGCAACAAGACTATAAAATGCAATTATCATCGTCTGAAATTTATTCATTGTTATCACCGTTAAAAGTGGGCACCCAAAAGCATGGTGCCCACAAAGCATCAT